CGAGCCTTTCGGCTCGGATGCTGGGGTGTTCTGTATACTTGTCAGTATGCCACTGTAAGTCTCCTTCGAGACCTCATCCATGTGGATCAGTGTTACAGCTAGTGAGGATCTAATTATGAAACATCTGCCTCAACTCTTCGAATCGCGATATAAATTACGTCACTTCGATGGTTCTTTTGAGTCTGCTGACTATTCTGGTCAGTATGGGAGTTTTACTCTCAACTCAAATAAGGACTATCGAGCGACTATCGCTCGAGGAGCTGATGCTTCTTCGCTTTATCATGCTGACTGGTTTAGCGGTTCTTCTGCTAAACCTGTATATGCATTTCTTGACTATACTGAGCAACCATCCGGTATTTACCGATATGGTTACCATTCTGGTAATTCCTGGGCTACGCCCAGTACTTATCAGATTGCATACGATACGTCCTCTGTGGACGCGATCGCTTTGCAAAAAGTCAAGAATAGGCTATCCTCTGTTCATGAGTCATTTAAAGGTTTAGTACCTTTAGGTGAACTCAAAGAAACTATGAGGTTAGCTCATCAAGCGAATACCGTTACTACCGACTTTTTAAAGCTAGCTCTAAATATGTCTGGAAGTAGACGGTCTATTCATAAGAAGATCGCTAATGCATGGTTGACCTATGGTTTTGGCATTAGACCAGTATTATCTGATCTTAGCCAACTTTGCAAGGCTATTAATGATACAATAGTCAAGCATCCCTCTAACGTCCGAGTTCATGGAAGCTTTAGTAAGCAATATTTTGCTTCTCAAGCTATCCCTGATTACCAAGACGCTCTAGGTATCACGTGGTCAACTTCCGCAAGGCATGAAATTAACGTAGGCGTGCGATACAGTGCTGGCCTTAGACCTGCTGTTCATAATTCTGTTGATTACAGTCTTATGCAGCACTTTGGCCTCACTTGGGGCGATGTCCCTTCTGCTGTTTGGGAGCTTACTCCCTACAGTTGGCTCGCTGATTATCTCACTAATATTGGTGATGTGATCAATGACGCCTTTTGGGTCCCGCCCGGTCAAACAATCTATCTCTGTAAGACTCAGCTTATCACTGATAAAATTACAGTTGAAAGATATGTTCGATCCTTTCCTAATGGTGCCTACCACTCTAAGTGGTCTACACCATCAACGTGGATTATAGATCGCATTATTTGCGATAGGACTCCACTCGCAAGCCTTCCTCACGCCTCTCTTCGTTTTCGAACGCAGAGTGAGTTAGCATATCATGGCTGGAACAAAGTTTCTAACTTAGTTTCAGTGTTTCTTAACCAAAGGCATTAACGGCCATACTTGAGCCGAGGAGATAAAGACGATGATTTCACCGTCAAGTCCTGTAACTGGTGGAGCCCAAACAGGCTTCACCTCTCCAACGTACACTCTTACTGCAGATACAGTTCCACCTGGCGCAAACGCCAAGCAATGGGCTGTAACTGGTTTGGGAGGTACTCAAACGGGGGCAACTGTTCACTCTGTGAGCAAGCCTTTCACGTTGGCGTTTTTCAAACCTGTGTCCCTGAACATGCTTCCGCAAGCTCAGGTCACATCAGGTGTGATCAAAAACATCAGGAATAATGTGTACAAGTTGATCACCCGTAAGGGTGCTATACCTGCTGCCAATCAGGTTCCTGCTCTTGCTCTGATTAAAACAGAGATAAGCATACCTGCTGGCACTGACACATTTGAACCTGCCGAGTTACGCGCTGCGCTTTCAGCCCATATTGGGATGTTATCGCAGATCTCGGCAGGCATTGGTGATACCGCCACTTCTGGCGTTATGTAACAATGCTGTTTGACGCTTCTGGTTTTACCAGTGAGTTTGAATGGTACGTATTGGAGGATACTTTATGCGAGACTATCTTAGCTCTTTTCTTGAAGCTTTTGAAGCTGATCTTCGCACACTTGAGCCTACTGCTGCTGTAAAGCGTCAGTTGGCTCGATATCGTAAGAAGGCCATACTTTTAAATGATTCTGATCTTTCAGAATCAGCAAAGTCTGACTTTATACTTACGAATTACGAAGCTGGTCAAATTAAAATCAACTTATCAGCAGATGAGTTGAGCAAGGCTCGCTACTTCATTGAGCGAGCTCTGTGGCGTGTCTATGACACTCCACAATGCACTTTTGACCTTGGAACCGTGTTACGCGAATGGAGGTTCGGCCCCGGCGCATCTTTAGGTGCTAAGGGTCTGACCCACTTCGTGGACAAGGTTATTCAACCTTCTGGTTCCGTCAGCAGTTCCGCTCTCCCCTACGCAAAGCTTTTGCGTTTGTTAAACCCATACCTCAGAGCATATGATTGCCAAGAAGGTTATGAGTTTTTGGAGAGTAATGCTTCTAAACTATCTACCGTTCCAAAGAATGAGACAACTCATCGTACAATTTGTACTGAGCCACTCTGGAATATGGCGCTACAACTGGCTTTTGGCCAGTCTGTAGAACGAGCTTTAGCTCGTCTTGGCCATAGCATCAGTGATCAGCCCGAAATAAACAAGGTCTTAGCTCGAGTTGGCTCCGAAAGGGGCCATCTCTGTACTATTGATCTTCGTTCAGCTTCTGACTTGATCACTCCAGAGCTTGTTCGTTTGCTTTGGCCGTCTGATTGCTATCATTTCATGATGGCTATCAGATCTCATACCACCACTATTAATGGTAAGCATCATGTTTTGAACATGATGTCTACTATGGGTAATGGTTTCACTTTTCCTGTGATGACACTCACTCTTTTATCTCTCGTTTCCGTATGTCTTGATTTTCAAGATATGTGGATTCCGTTTGATAAGGTTGGTGTTTTTGGGGATGATATTATTATCCCTACACAGTACTATTCCGATATGATAGATTTACTCCATCGTGCCGGTTTAGAGGTGAATCAAAGCAAATCTTATGCGTACGGAACGTTTCGGGAGTCGTGTGGGGGTGATTACGATTTAGGTGTAGACATTACACCGATTTATGTAAAGACCCTGCACGATCATGCTTCTCTTAACGTAGTAACCAATCAACTTTTAGGTTGGATGCAACGTGAAGGAGTTACATGTCCTCGATCGCTCCGTTTCCTCTCTCAGCTTCATGCTGAGATAGGTGGCGCATATCTCGTTCCACTTGGTTCGGATCTCACATCTGGGATCTTGACCAGGTTTCCGCCTCGGAGATACAAATCACTACAGCTTAAGCCTCTCGTACGTAGGGTCCGCAAGGAGCGGATAAATCCCGACATACAAATGCTTATTGCCCTTGGTGGTTATGCCTCTGATGGCGGAGGGACCTTCTCTTTTTCGCCTCGTACTGACAAGTCGAGTTTCGAAACAGTGAAGCGTGTGAATCCGAAAGGATTCACGGGGTGGCTAGGGTCGCGAGACACTAGTTCAAAATTTTACGAGGCAGTTATCGACGTCTATTTCCGTAAGGAAACGCACGCCGTGCCTTAGCATAATTTTTTGAAATC